GGCTGGCTGAAAAACTCACATAAACCCACTATTGCGATAGGAAATGAGCGCAATACGATGGGCATGAAAAAATCTTGCAAACCGTTCTAGTGACTGCTACAATAATATAAGCTTCAACCAGAAAGGGGAACCCAATGAACAAAGCAGAAGCACGTAGCTTGTGGAGCGCTCTAAATTCTTGCACATGCAAACCCGGTGTGCACGCTCCATTTGATTGCGTATGTGTTCACGATGAAGTCATATACGCAACAGACGGATACGTTGTGAACCGTATCGAGGGGTTGTTTAATTCTGGCAGCGTGTTTAGTGCTTTATACAGAACTGATTTAGCGTATGCTCCGCGCGTTGATTTGTTGGACAAGGTGCTGACATACACCGTTGGAAACAAGGACTTCACAAGCGCGTGCGATTACTTCGACTCAGCGCAAGTAATCAAGGCTTTGAGAGTGCATAAGTCATCAGGTGCGAAGCATATACAATTCGCACCTGCTACGGGGCGCGTTAACGCACCTCTAATCATTCGCAGCGAGATACCAAGCAACCACGGCCATATAATAATCACGTCTGCAGTGCAGGGAATGAGGTAATAAACAATGACCACGGATGAACGCAGATTTATAATCAAGACCGATGAAGATTTGACCGAACTCTATAGGATGTACGCGGAAGATATCGCGCGTCTGTATAGACTTGTTCACGGGCTAGCAGGCGCGTTAACCGCGCTAATAGTGCTATTCGTGATAGTCACGCTCAACATATACGCTACTCTGGGGGTTATTTAACCCCCTTTTTTATTACATGTATAATCTCGCATTAGGTAAAGGCACCGTGCAAGGTGCACGGTGTCGCTTAGATGAAAGGATACCTACATGGACGTGAGCGCTATTACGGAGTTGGTGAGCAACGTGGCATTCCCAATCGCTGCATTTGTGATGATGTTTTACTACAGCACGAAGACCGTAGAGGACATGCGCAAGACCATCGAAGAGAACACTCTCATTATGACGAAGGTCATAGAAAAGCTCGACAGCATGAATCAGGAGGGCTAGTAGTGTTGAAGAAGCTTCTAAAGGGATGCGCGGCCTTTGTCGCGCTTGCGTCCGCTCTGGTGGTGGGTGCGCCGTCTGCGTTCGCGTGGCAGGAGATTGACTATTTCATCGCGAACGGACACGGCACCATTTCCCCTAGCTATCTTGTCATCCACTCCACAGCTAACCCCGGAGCAACCGCGTGGAACCACGTGACCTATTGGAATCGTGCGGGCAACAACGTGGCAATGGCTCAATGGGTGTGCGACTGGACGAACGGGGGTACCGTCTATCAGGTAATGCCCGGCAACGCTAAGGCGTGGCATGTGGGCAACGGTAACAACGTTTCGGTAGGTATCGAGATATGCGAGGGCACCACGCGCGAGCAGGTGGATACGGCACTCGATACAGCCGCTCAGTGGGCTGCATACTACTTGAATCAAAAGGGATGGGGGATTAATCGTATGGTATCCCATAACGATGCGCGCACGCTCTGGGGAGGTACCACGCACACCGACCCCATTCCGTATCTGGAGCGCTGGGGCTACAGCTGGGATTGGTTCAAATCGAAAGTTCAATCGTATATGGACGGGTCTACAGGCACCGAACCCGTACCCGATTCCGGCAATCAGAACAACGCGCCCGCGCATCCCACTGATTCCGTTGAAGCTCTGGCCGCTGCAGTCATGCGCGGAGAGTACGGGAGCGGGCAGGCGCGCCGCGATGCATTGGGTAGCCGCTACGATGAAGTGCAGGCGTACGTAAACTCGCACTATTTCGGTATCGGCTCAGGCTTCGGCTCTTCGCATAAGACCACTGCGGAGCTGGCCGCTGCAGTCATGCGCGGAGAGTACGGCAGCGGGCAGGCGCGCCGCGATGCATTGGGTAGCCGCTATAATGAAGTTCAGGCATACGTGAATCGCCACTATTTCGGAATTTATTAAAATAATCGTTGGCACGCTTTACTGACATCGTTTATAATACTAATCAAGGCAACGGGGAAGGAGATGACATTATGCCTACCAATTTTGAACGTGGATTAATCGGCAGGACGGTAACGTTCTCGCACTGTAAGGGTCAGCGCGTTGTTGACGGCGCTTTCGAGTCATTCGAGTATGAACTGCTCGGGGATTATTCGAAGCTTTCCAAAGCCACTAACACGCTGCGTAGAAGGCTGAAAGACCCGACCATTACCATTACAGACGTTGAAACGGACTCGGATTACTACTCAATGCCGATTAAGCTCTTTGTAGAAACCGCAATTAACTATAAGAAGGGACTCTAACCATGACTGAGACCACCCAGCTTGCAACCATCGACACCGACACCAACCTCTACACTCCCTCTAGCTATTCCTCTATCCAGTCCACCGATGCGGAGACCCGTAAGCTCGTTGTTAACGCGATGAACAACGCGGAATCGCTTTCAGAGCACGAGGGCGAGACTCTGGACGTCATCGGCGTTTTCACCAAACCCGGCGTGCGCCGCTCCCGCGAGAAGAACGGTGTTGATATGCCCTGCACCAACACCACGATTGTTTGCGCGGACGGCAAGGCGTACTTCTCGCAGTCCGAGGGCGTGCGCAACGCAGCCGATAACTTCATGGCCGCGCAGCTCTTTGATTCCGGCGAAGTCGTTCAGATGAAGCTCGTTTCTTCTAAGCTCCCCAACGGCAACACTCGCAAGACGCTTGTACTTATCTAATATATAATCCCAACCCGTTGCACCTAAGGCGGTTCGGCTTGAAGCCGTTCCGCCTTTTTTAATCGGAGGTGTTGAAAATGGCAAGAGCCAAACGTGCATCTGACGAGACGTATAACGCTCGTAGGCGTGCCAAGCGCTTATTGGCGCGACTTGAGCGCGAGAATACAGCCGGAATGAGCGCATCGCAGTTGCGTGCGCGAGCGGACTATATAGAGAGCGTGCGAGCGCAGATTACCAAGTCATATCAAAAGACGCGTGCCGCATCCGATATCGCAGGCGCTAAAGAACGCAGCCAAGCGGCAGCCGCTCAGCTCGACCGCATGACATCCGCACCGCGTAAGGTGAAGAGCGCTAAAGAGCGCTCCGATATCTTTTTCGCCCGGCAATTGAACCTTGCGGGGATTGGACAGCCTACAACGCTAGGCGAGCACGCGAGCGAAAAGGTATCGGTGTTCTATGCAGCTACCCGCCAACTATGGCGCGGGCGCGATGCGCGTAAGCGAAACGAGTACATAATTCGCGGCCTTGGTGCGAGTTCGCTAGCTGAAGCGTTCGAGAAGGTGTTAAGCGCTAACGAGAATGCGTTTCAGGCCGCGATAGGCTCCAAGGTAACATCATCGTTCGTGGAAGGGATTACAAGCGAGAACGAAGCGTTTTATAACGAGGTCGATTACGACTCCGAGTTGATGGGGTCTGATTGGTGGGCTACCCAACTAGTTATGTTTAGATAACTCGAAGGATGCTAGAGGAAACATGGCGCGCAAACGTGATAGCAAACAATTTAAGATAGCCGCGTCTTACGATACCGAGACATGCAACATCCTTGTAGACGCTGCGGATAACAAATGGCGTGCATACCCCGTGCTATATATCGTCAACGATTTGCGAGGGGTGGACATCCGCACGTACGAAGTCGGAGCGGGCAACGTGTCCTTTTATCGCCACGGTTCCGAAATGCAGGCCGTTATAGACGATTACATAGCGTGGGGTGAATCGGTTGGCTGCATCCCCATCATCTGCGCTTACAACCTCATGTTCGACCTGCAACCGCTCATGTTCGACCTAAACGATCGTTACGATATGGTTGCGAGCGCGCAGAGCGCGACTAGCGCCTACACCGTGGATATCGTGCAGGAAGGTGTTGTAAAGCTTCGTTTCTGGGATACCTTTTATCTGGAGATGCGCGGACTTGCCAAGATGGGCGAAACATGCGGCCTGCCCAAGGCTACGGGTGACTGGGATTACTCGAAAATCCGCACACCGGAAACCCCGTTGACGGATGAAGAATTGTATTACGCCGGACGCGATACGGAAGTAATCCCGGCTTACTTACGCTACCTTCTTGAATCCAATGAATGGCTTCAACCTGAGTGGCTCGGTGTTCGAGTGCTTACTAAAACGTCACTGGTGCGGCAAGCAGGCAAGATGGAAACGGGGCGCTTGCGTATCCCGCGCGGCGAGGGCAAACCCGTGTCCGTGCAAGCCGCGTTCGAGCGGATGTGCGCCGATGAACTCGCACCGACCTATGCGCAGTACGCGCTCAGGAAGGCGTGCTTTCGCGGGGGATTCACGTTTACGTCTGCGCGGTATTCCGGAATCGTGCAACGAAACGTGTACAGCATCGATGAAACTTCCGCGCACCATGCCTATATCAACGGGCACATGACCCCCGTTAAGTTTCACGGTCTTGTCCCCGCAATCCTGCAGCATATGGCGGAATCCGTTGTAAACACAGACCTTGATACCGCGATGAAGCACTGGGAAGAGCCGTTTGGGTGCGCGTTTCATGCGCAGGTACGTTTCACGCGCTTGCGCCTACGTGCTGGTAGCGCTTTCGCGGCGTGGGATATCGCGTTGCTTTCCGAAGCTAAATTTAAAGGCGCGGGGCAGCTGGGCGAGTGGGGTAGCGGGGACGCTGACAGGCAGACCGTAACCCAAGTGCGAAGCGCAGGTTACGTTGACGTTGCAGCCGGTGCGCGTTTCGCTTTCGGAAAATTGGTAGAAGCTCAATCATGCATCGTGAACGTGTCGGAAATGGAACTGTGGTGTATGAGCCGCGTTTACGAATGGGATTCTATGACAGTCATTTTAGGTGAGGGAACTTGCAAGTTCGTGAAGCCGCCCGATTACGTCACGCTGTTGTCTAATCTCTTCTACGCGCGTAAGGATGCATGCAAGCAAATTCTAAAGACGTACGAGACCGGGCGCGCTTACACGGAGCCTATTCCGGAAAGTATCCCGGAGGGAATCGCCGCGCGTATCCGCACTGGAGAGATCGAGCGTTCCGATTTAGAAGCCTATTACGGGAGCACGGTAAAGGGAATGTTTAACTCGATATATGGCATGGAAGCGCAAGACGTGTTCAAGTGCGCTTATAAGGTTTCGGAAGGAGAGATTGGCGTTGATAGGGATACGGTGGTTACGCGTGAGAACTACGAAGAGCACTACAAGGACGCTAAGAAAAAGCTTGTCCTTTACCCCTACGGCCTTCGAATCGTTGGCGGCTCGCGCATGGCTATCGTTGCCGCTATCGAGCTTGTATATAGGGTATTCGGCGAGCGCGTGCGCGTGCTGGGAGGTGATACCGATAGCTTGAAGATATCTTGTAACGAGGACGTGAGCGCCGATGATTTGATGCGGGCGTTGGACCCGTTCCACCGCGCAGTAACGGAGTCCATCAACATATGTATGGAGCGCGTGCGCTCCAACTTCCCGTCTTACGCGTCCCCGCTCACCGGAGTGGGCACGTTCGAGGTGGAAGGAGACGCGTACCCGCTCCATATGGACGCGTGGAACAAGGCTCGTGTGAGCTGGGATGGGCACCGGTCGCATATAACGTGCGCGGGTCTTTCCAGACCGCAGGGCGCCTACCATATCGAGAATTGGATAGACGATATGAGCGCACGCCACGGATTCGAAGAGGTAGCGCCGCGCGTGCTCGGATGGGGCGTGCGCGTGTCCAATAGGGTGTGCCATGCGCTCGAACACTACCGCCCGGCTGCATCGGATGTGTTCGATGCGTATGTGACCGACTACACCGGTGCGACCGCGCGTGTGATATCTCGCGAGTCGATAGCGCTCTATCCGTCTGACCGCGTGCTAGGGGACGCGGAAAAAGGCGGCAATTCGCGCACCGTGGCATACGTTCGCGAAAAGTATGCCAGCGAGCTGGATACTTCCCAGCGCGTTATAGACGTGGCCGATGGGAGAGCGGTATATACATATACAGACGAAGAAGGATGTGAGATTGAATGGTAAACCTTAATGACGGAATTCATTACAACTGGGAGAAGACGCTTTCATATAACGCGGATGTAACCATGGTCGTAGGCGCTCCGAACAAGGGCAAGACGTACGGCCTTCGTGCTTACGCGCTCAACCGCGCTATCAAACGCGGTTGCAGGTTCGTGGAGGTGTGCCGCACGTTGGATGAACGCGATGCAGTCAAGAAGAGCTATTTTGACAAGTTAGCCGCTACCGATGACGATTTTGGTGCATTCGATTATAAGTGCGAAGCGAACGTGTTCAGGTACCGCATCAAGGACGCGCCTAAGGGCACTCCTTGGAACACGTGCGGGTACGTTGTCGCTTTTGCGGAGATGCAGGGGACTAAGAAGCGTACGTTTGCGGACGTGGAAAATATCATCTTCGATGAAGCCATACTAGAAACGATCGATTCAACGCATACGTACAAGCGCAACGAATGGAATATGCTGAGCCGCATCATCGATTCGTGTGCACGCGAGGACGCTTATAACGACACTCGAATTAAGCCGCGTTTGTTCCTGCTGGGAAACGCGGTTGACTTGCTCAATCCCTATTTCGCGGCGTTCGGCGTGCGCGGCGTGCCCGCCTACGGTTACACGTGGTATCAAGATAAGATGTGCCTGCTTCATTACGTGGAGCCGGATGAACACGATGCGTACCGCATGGAGCACACTCTAGCCGGGCGCATGGGGCAGATTACCGGCTATTCAAATGCAACATATGCGAACGACTTCAAGGAAGATACCAGATACGTGATGAAGAAGCCGCCCCGCGCCAAATACGTTATGGGCGTGGTTCACATGGGGGACGAGTACGGCATATGGGCGGACATGAGCGAGGGCTATTACTACGTTACCTCGACCATACCGAACAACGCCCCGAACGTATACGCGCTCACGCGCAAGGATAACACCCCCAACCGAATAGCCGCGCAGCGAGCGCTAAAGACCATGCGCGTAATCGTCCAGATGTATTACGAGGGCAGTGTTTTGTTCGAGAGCGTGAAGGTGCGCGAGGGCTTTTTGGACGCTATGGCGCTCTATGGTGTAAAGTAGTATCCGCGCAAGCGATGGCTGACGCGCAACTCCATAAGTAGGGATGATTCGGGGAGCTATATCGTTCGGTCGATACCCGAACCCCGCGCGAGGTAGCAACGCGTTTTAATGGAACGCGTCTAGTTTCGTATATGCGCTATAATGGGCGCGAACACGCATGTTTTTTCATCGCGTGTTCGCGCTCGATTCATATACATATAGAAAGGGGCTTGCAGTGGACGAGAACGAGAACCTGACACCCGAGGAAGTCGAGATTGAGCGAACCGATGACGTTGACGGTGAGGAGGCGCACCGTATCGGCGAGTTCGATGACTTGCGCGACCGTTTGGAGCGCATCGAGTCGGTTGTAAACGCAATCGCAGACATCCTAGGCGAGATGCGCGCGACTGCGGACGCAATCGACATCGACAACGGCGCGACCGTGGTCGATGCGGACGGTGACGGGGACGCGGATATCATCGAGGACGATGTAGCCGTCATCCCCGATTACGATGACCTTGACCTTGACCTTTAAGGAGCTGTACGAATGGCAACTAACAACACCACCATCGCCGGACGCGTATATCTCTCCGGCACCAACGATTTTCAGCAGCGAGTGCCGAACCCGACAATCTCCGGTATCGATGCTACGTCTAAATTCTTGTTCGACCCGATGAATCGCCGATACCTTAACGAGTTCGTGGACGCGTTTGTGAATCGCATCGGCACGCAGATTGTACACAACAACCAGTGGGAGAACCCGCTCACCGTATTCAAGGGTTCCAACCTGCGCTACGGCGCGTCTATTCAGGAGAGCGCGTTGAAGTGGCTCCGCGCCCACACCTACGATGTGGACGATGCGACCCTTCTCAAGGTCGAGCGCCCGGAAGCAGCCGTGTGGTACCACACCGTGAACCGCAAAGATCGCTACGATATCACGCTCGAGTTGCCCGACCTGCAGCAGGCTTTTGCGGACGAGATGGGTCTTAACCGCCTTATCGATGCGGTTATGACCGTGCCGCGAAACTCCGATAACTACGATGAATATCTTTGCATGCTTAACCAGATTGCCTACTATGAGAAAAATTGGCAGTTCTTCAAGCATCAGGTAACCGCCGCGCCGACCGATGAAGCGACCGGCAAGGAGTTCTTGAAGGCCGTCCGCGCCTATGCGAAGAAGCTCAAATTCCCATCTTCGCTCTATTCCCCGGTATCCGCTGAGTACGGCATTCCCACCTTTGCCAAGCCCGAGGAGCTTGTGCTCTTCATCATGGCAGATGCAGCCGCTTCTATCGATGTCGATACCTTGGCGAGCGTGTTCCAGCTCGATAAGGCGGAAGCGGCGTACCGCACCATCGAGGTGCCGGAGCTGCCCGTGCCTAACGCGTTCGCGCTCCTCACCACCGATTCGTTCTTCGTCTGCAACGATTACGTGTATGCTAACGAAAGCTTCTACAATCCCCAGACCTTGAGCACCAACTACTACCTGCATCATTGGGAGGTTGTGAGCGCGTCCCCGTTCGTGCCCGCGATTCTCTTCACCACCGATGCGGGTACCACCGTATCCACGCTTACGCAGGCCGTTACCGACGTTAACATCACGGCTGCTAAGACCACGCTCAAGCCCGGAGACACCACGCAGCTCACCGTCGAGCTGGTGGGCACCGTGACCGCCAACAACGAGGGTATCGAGGTCGCGCCCGATGCGGTTACGTGGAGCGTAACCGGCGAGACCGCAGCCGCAGCCGCAGGCGCAGGCGTGACCGCAGCCGCAGGCGAACCGCTTGCCCTGAACAGCGCTACCCGTGTCGACCGTCTGGGAGTCCTCCACGTCCAGAAGTCCGATTTGGAAGCTACCAACGTCCTTCACGTGACCGGCACCACGTCCTACGTCAATCCGTCCGGCGCTACCACGCAGTACACCAAGACCGTTGACATCACAATTGCCTAACGGCATATAATCGCTTTAAAGCGAACACAACGCGCCCCTGCTTGTGAACGAGCGGGGGCGCATTTTAATAAGGAGGTATCGAGTTGGATTCAGGATTCCCGAACGTTGGAAACGTTGATGTGTACAAGTATGACAACGCGCTCGATTACGCGCGATTCAAACCAAACGTTCGATTGAAGATGTGCAACGTGCCTTGGTGCGGGGACTACGAGAACGTTGTCAAGTTCGCCGATGATGACGCGCGCAATGCGTGGTTCGATGCGCTTGATGGCGATGTTATAAACCTCGAAACGATGTTTAACGTCAAGCCTGACGGGAGCGCGAAGGTACCAGTTCCGGTGACATCCGCCCAAGGGTACAACTACCTCGTTGCAGACCTGCCGCGTATGACAAGCGACACCCAACCGCTCGAATACGCGGACGGCGCACGCAAACAACGCTTCTTCTACTTCATCCAAGACGCGCAGCAGCTATCGCCGAACACAACGCGCTTGGTGCTGTCGCTCGATATGTGGACAACGTATATCAACGATATGCAATTCGATTACATTCTGCTTGAGCGCGGACACGCGCCGGTTGCCGCTAGTAACGTGAGTGACTATTTAGCCAATCCGCGCGACAATTCCACCTACCTGCTGACCGCCGATGTGAACACCGGTGGAGAGCCGTATATCGAGCGTGCGCGTGCCGTGAGGAACTACAGCGCGGAAGGTCAGCGCGCCTGCATCGTTACATCGTGCGACCTACCCGGCAATCTTGGAAGTAATACCGCCCCGCTTGTTCCGGTCGTGTCGGAAGCGCTTGTTTCGGGCGTTCTAGCCGCGCGTGTGTATTCGGTCGCGGTAAGCGACCTTGTGGGCTTTCTTCGTGCCATGGAGAAAAACGCGCCTTGGGTCAAGCAGACCATTCAAGGTATCTTCTTCGCTCCGACCGATTTACTACTTCAATATTGGAATTTCACCGTTTGGGGCTTCAAGGTAAGCGTGCTAGGGGCTTCGCAGCGGGTGGACGGGCTTCTAAAGCCGCAGGCGGGGGACTTCGCTTACCCCGGGCGTGCCGCTAAATTCGCGAAACTCTACACGTACCCATACGCCGCTATCCGCGTGTCCGATGAAACGGGTGCATCTTCAATCGTGCGCGTTGAGGATTTGGGGAGCAGCGGTATCGAGGTGGCGAGCGCCCTCAATCTCATAATGCCCTATATAACGATCGATGCGCGTTTGCTCGGAATCGCCGGTGCGACCGATACGCTGACGTTCCATACAGCGGAAGGCCGTTCATATTCCTACGGTGGTGCGTGGGGCGATTACCTGAAACGCTGGAACGTACCCATCATGCAAGTGACGCAGAGCGCCGCGAGCCGCGCCGATTATTCGACCGTGTACGAGCGGGCGCACGCGAAACTAGCCGCTGACAACGCCCTAGCTTCTTCGCTTGCATCGAACGCGACCGCGAACACCAACGCGAACAACTCAGCGCAGAACACCGTTGACGTGAACGCTATCAACGTGAGCGCTAACACCGCTATAACGGAGAACTCGAACGCCGCGGCCTTGAAGGGGGCTACCGCAGCTAACAATAAGCTCAAAGCCGACTGCGATAGCGACAACGCGACTTCTTCGGCTGTAACCGGTCTGCAAAACGATGTGATAGCGATTACCACGGCGAACAACAACGCATCCTCCGCCGCGCGTACCATCGGAAGCGTTGTAACGGGAGCTTTCACCGGCAACGGAGCGGGCGCTCTCGTATCCGGTATCGCGGATATGGCGGTATCGTTCCCGGCTGCGAACGCCGCAGCCGCTATCTCCCAATCGAGCAACGCTAACTCCGCTGCAATCGCGCAGATTAACGCGCTCGAAAAGACGCTCCATGCCGTGCAGTTCACCGCAGCTACATACGGGGTTCAAAGCTCCGCCGCAACGAACGCAACGAATATTCGTAACAACGCAAGCACTTCGTGCGCCGCATCCAACGCATCGCTTGTACGCACCAACGCGGCCAACACCAAGGCCACGGCGGACGCGAACGCGCAGCGCACGCATGCGACCGCTATAGACGCGATTCAGGCGCGATTGAATCAGGCGGGAGTGGCCGCGCCGGTTGTATTCGGAGCCGGTGCTAACGGGATGGGGTGCGCCACGTCCCCGCGTGCGCTCTTCGCGCAGGTGATAACGCAGCGCGAATGCGACATCATGAACGCCGCGAGCGCGTTCGCCCGGTACGGATACACGTTGATGCGCGAATGGAATATGCGCGATATGCAGGTTATGAAGCATTTCACGTACTGGAAGTGCACGGAGGTGTGGTGCAGCGGAAGCGGCAACGCGTTGGAAGATGCCCAGAACGCAGTGAAGGATATACTGATACGCGGGGTGACCGTCTGGGATACCCCCGAGGACATAGGACGTGTGAGCATCTATGACAATTTCAAGGAGTGATGACGCATGAGGGATGCTATCAACATCGATTCGCTTTTGAAGTCGGATACGTACCAGAACATGAGCGATGAAGAGATTCAGGCGCTTATCGATTACAAGGTCGAGCGTGCGCGGAAAGACGCTACTATCAGCGCCGATTACAAGGCGCACGAAAGGCTTATGCAACATCTTCTAGACGCTCAAGAGCTGGCAGTCAACGCCGCTAACGATGCGTTCAACAAGGCGATAGCGACCGCGAGCGCGTACAAGGAGGTTAATTAATGAGCAAGGGACGCAGGGGCTTCAAGCAGCGCCGCGCCTACCGTCCGGATTCGAGACCGACGTATTGGCAGACGGAAGCGTACAATCAACAGCTGTTCAACATGTTTCAAAACGATTTGATAGAACTCGCGTTGTCGCGCTTTCATTGGGTCGGGTTGCCGGAGACGTGCAACGCGCGATATCTAGAGTGGACGCTTCTCACCGAAGGAGCGGCAACGCTAGCCTATCCGTCCCAGACAAGCGACACGCTTCTATCGTTGAAGGCAGTCCAGCAGGGCGCACCTAATATGTATGATGAACCCCGCGCGTGGCGCGCTATCGGCGCGACCGGTAAGACAAATTTCATGTGCAATTGGTCTCGTGGCGTGTGGATTTGGGAGAACGCGACCCGCTACCCGCTCATGGTGAAGATTAACATCTGGGCGCGCGAGCTTGCCGACATCCTGCGCACGAAGCAGATTAACCGCTATCATATGCGCATGCCGCTAGTTATCTCAGCGCCGCAAGACCGCGCTTTCGATGTGCAGAACTTCTATAAGTCAATCGGCAACGGCGAGCCGTTCGTGTTGGCGTATGACAATTTCAGCGACATACAGACTAACGCGACCATGCCGGAGCGTGCACGCGAGTATATCGGGGACAAGCTTCAAGCGGAATGGGCTAACACGTGGGATGCGGTGTATAGGGAGCTGGGAATCGACTCGATGACGTTCAAAGCGGAACGCATGATTGAGGACGAAGTTAATTCGACCATGCAGCCCACGGAGTTAGCGCGTCTGTCCCCGCTGACTTGCAGGCGCACCGCTTGCGATAAGCTCAATGCGAGATTCGCAGGCAAACTAGATGAACCTATCACGGTTGTATGGGCACGCGACAACATCACGGACAACTACGACATACGGCACCGGTATGAAACGCTGTTTGGTAAGGAGGGGCAGTAGTGTTCGAGTTTCCACAAGTCCCCGTAAACGATCGTTGGGACGCTATGACCGTCACGCTCGGAGAGTGGTACGAAATGGGCTTCTACCAGCCGTTAGTTGATGATTCTTGGAGGTTTGACGCGTACAGCGAGATGCAATACACGCAGTTGTGCCGCAAGATTATAGAGAGGTTCTACTACCGCGAGGTATCCATCCCCACGCCCGCGCGGTGGAAAACCGCGTATCTGCGAAAGCTCAACGAGATTATGCCTAAATATAAATTGCTCTATGAGCGAGTTGAGCAAGGCGTGAACCCGTTCCAAGCAGGCCGCGACCGCGCTAAGTCGCGAGATATCTTCTCAGACTTCCCGGAGACGATGCTTTCCGGTAACTCGGACTACGCGAGCAGCGGTACCGACCGCGAAAGCGACACCGTGCGCGAGGGCGATATAACGGAGCAAGCCGCGCGGTTCGCTGAATCGTGGAACGATGTTGATGTTATGATTCTCGATGAACTGGAGCACACGCTATTCACGTCTATAATGGTTCCGACCGTTCCGCTTTGGTAAGGAGGTTATATGTTCACACCTTTGCCGTATTTCGACCCGTTTCTAATCTCGAATCCTACGCTACCTAAACTGTACTGGGAGGTTAAAAGCCCCGAACAGCTAACCGCTAACCTGTACTGCATCATCAATGCGTTGAAGGATTACGTTAACGAGACCAGCGGGCAGGTGAACGAGAACAGCGCGGCGATTGACACGCTGAAAATGCTGTTTGATAAGTTCATGCAATCCGGATTCGATGACTACTACGCGCAGCAGATTGAAGAATGGATTAACAACAACATCGGTTGGCTTTGGCAGACGTTCGGTCAGATGATGTTTGCGGGTCTGACCGATGACGGCCATTTCTGCATCTACGTTCCAGACTCGTGGAGCGATATCACGTTCGATACCGGTGCCGTGTACGGCACCGAGGATTACGGGCGATTGATTCTAAGGTACGAGACCAGCGGGCAGGGCGTCATCGATAACACCGCGCCCGACTATCCCAATGACCACATCGCAGCCGATGTTGCGAAGTTGCAACGAGAAGTACAAGAGGTAAGACACACGCTTTACACGGCGCTTACTAGCATGGAGGTGTAAGAAAATGGCAATCACAGCGCTTGAATTCGGTAAGACCCTGCGGCCTACCACGGTAGAACTCGTTACGAAGCTGAATGAAACGATTGCAGCGGTGAACGCGTTGAACCCCGCAGCCGTAACGCAGCTTTCCAAGGACGTTGCAGCGTTGCAAGCGACCACGACCGACCTTACCGAAAAGGTAACGACCAACACGGGGAGCATCACCACGCTAACGCAAACGCAGACTTCGCACACGCAGGATATCGACAAGATGAAAGTTACTTTATACACTCCTCTTGCAAACCCCGACACCGACCCATCCAATCCCGCTAAGGAGATTTAACCATGGCAGTTACGCAATACGTGGGAGCGCGCTACGTCCCCCTTTTCGCCGACCCGCTCGAATGGGACAAGACAAAGGCATATGAGCCGCTTACCATCGTCTACCATACTGGCAATTCGTATACGTCTAGGCAGTACGTGCCGGTTGGTATCGAGATTACCAACACTGCTTATTGGGCGCTGACCGGCAACTACAACGCTCAAATCGAACAGTACCGGGCAGAGGTGCAGCGCTATGACGCGCGAATCACGGCGAACGATACCGCTATCAAAGCGGAGGTTAAGCGTGCGACCGCAGCGGAAGCTACTAAAGCGCCAACGAGCCACGCGAGCACGGAGACCGTGTACGGAGCTGGCAACGCAACTAACTACGGCCACGTGCGCCTTGCGACTGCGAGCACACCGGCAACGAGCGATGCTACCGCAGGCGTTGCGGCCACTCCCAAGGTTGTCACTGACGCTGTGACGGAAGCATCTAATACGCTTCAAACGTCCATCGATGCAGTCGAGGACGATGTAGCCAAGCTGAAAGCGCAAATCGGGAAGGGTGAAACGATCGATTCGCTCTTTGTCATCGGTGATTCGTATCTTGAGGGCTACAACCCAGCCGGGAACGTAACCGGATTTGGCAACGTCATCAAGCGCACGCTCAAGGTGGCTACCTATCATGAGGACGCGCAAGGCGGGACTAAATGGGACGCTACGACAGCAGCGCGCGTTACAGCCGATGTACTGAATTACGATGTGCTTCTAATCGCGCTCGGACATAACAACATGACCTCTAAGATCGTGAACGTGTCGCAGCACGTGGCCGCTACGCTCAACAAGCTGCAGACGCTGGGCTACAAAGGCAAGGTGTTTTTGTGCTCCACGCTTGCGACCGCGAAATACACGTGCCAGAAGATGCTCGAGGTAGACGAGAATATCGTCCTCGGAATGCAGGCCGCGAGTTACACCTTCCCGTGCGCATTCATCGCTAACGGTTGGTCTTGGCTTATCGATTCGGATGACTACGGAACAACTGACAAGGGGCAGCACCCGAAACAGGCAGGCCAGAACCTAATCGCGGCCAACATCATCTCCGGCATGCGCGGAGGTAACACGCTCAACGCTGCGCATTCGTACGGCAACTCCGGAGGTGTGTACGTGTCGCGCGTGATGATGAGCGTTATCGTTAACGTACTCGGAGCGAAAGGCAATGACGGCACCGTTGTTTACAAGCCCGCGCTCCCGTTCGAAATGGTGGATACGTATTTCTTTGTCATGCAGGGCAATGACGGCACCACTAAAAACATGAGCTTTAAAGCCAATGAGGGCGTAAAGATTACATATCAGAACGTGACTAACGCGGTTTACGGTTCAGCGATGACCACGCTACCGGAGAACGCACCGGCTTAAAGTCACAGACCCCGCGCGGTTATAGTCGCGCGGGGTTTTTCGTTGTTGCGAGAAATTATATAAATCGTTGTTGCTAATCGTTTTAATGTGCGCTATAATGAATTTGTCGATAAGGGAAACACACAGAAAGGACTATCGGCAATGAAGGTTTACGAGTACAGCAAGAAAGCAAGCAACGGAATCCATCACGCACATATCTGCGCGAACGCGAAGGCTATCAGCGTGTATATGGAAACTAACCTTGACGTATTCGAGTTTGACGCGGATACAATCAAGCAGGCCGACCGGATTATCAGGAACCACGGATTTGAGCCTATCGGTGAGAGCGTTAGCGATTCGAAGGGTTTAACCTACGTGCAATTCAACGTTTGGTATTACGATTTTGAATACAACGATAAGCGCGTTAGGACGTTCTCGCGGATTGAAGATGCAACCCAATTTGTTACTTCTCTTGTTGACGGTTCGAAGCATAGATTTATCGAGCTGGAAAGTGTATACTAGAGGTGTGTTTCCTTCCTCTGGTCTAACCCGCGTGGCCTTGCTGTCAGGCCGCGCGGGTTTTTCATTTCTCCTCACATGTGAGATAAGAGACAGGTGTAGCTTAATCGTGTGAGAACGTTCCCACATATGTGATTTTTCAGCCAGCCTATACGGATCGCGCTCCGTCTCGCGCAGTCTGTGAGATACTCCACAAGTGTTACTTAAGGGACAAGTGTGGATTATCTCACGTGCAATACGC